TTGCGGGGGCACCGTGACGCCGCCGGGCGGCTTCCAGACTTGCAACAGCGATGCGCCGATCAGAGGTGTGATGATTGCTGGCATGATTTCCCTTTCGGAGTTCTTCCGTTATGTGGAGGGGTTTTAGGCGTCGGCCATGACGCCCTGGAACTGGCGACCGGACACCGTGAGGTTGCCCGCCCACGCCAGGAGCTGCACCACGGCGTCCTGATTGACGCTGTAGCGCTTCGACGGGTCGAGTGCTACGAAATTGCGATCGCGGTGCGGACGCAGGAACAGGTACTTCGTGTTGAGAAAGTACGCCGTGCTCACCGGGTCGTAACCGCCGATGCCGCCGTCCAGCACCACGTCCGACTGCATGTACTGCACGGACGGGAAGCCCAACTTCGCCATCTTGCTGTCGGTGAAGCGTTGCAGCGCTTGCAGCGAGGCCATGTAAAGCCCCCAGTAGGCGTTGTCGACCATGATCAAGTCGATGTGATCCGCGCCGCGCACCGTCGCCGCGTACATGGCGTTGAAGCGTTGCTGGATGTTGGCAGCGGTCGTACCGGCGGCGATCGTCGCCTTGTTCTGCCAGAACGGCCACGCCACCTGGTCGATCCCGCCGTACGTTCCGGCGGCGGTCGGCGTCTTGCTCACCGCGACCGCGAGGCCGGTGATCTGCTTGCCACCGGCGGCGGTGCCGTCGGAGTACAGGCCTTGCGAAATCAGGTTCGACATCGTGGATTCCGCGACCTTGATGCGGGCTTCCATGAGGTCGATGATTTGCTCTTTGCTGGAGTTTTGCAGCATTTCCAGGCCCGACATCGTGACCGCGCAAGCGGCTTGCTTGATGTCGTACTGCGCGGCACTGATGACATCCTGCGCCCCGATCGGCAGGGCTTGATAGCCCGAGTACCAGCCCGCGTTGCCGTTCTCTTGATACGACAACTCTTGCATGATGACGTTGCCGCCGCCGAAGGGCTTGATGTTGCCGCTCTCGGACAGCTTGGTGAGGATTGCGTTGTTCTTCGTGACGTTATCGGCCACGATGCCCGTGCGCGATTGGATCGTGGTTGCGATCACATCGCTGACGGCTGCGTTCGGGAATGCCATGATGAAACCTCCTAGTCGGTGGATGGGGCGGTGCTGTTACTGGTCGCCTTGCGCTGGCCCGACTAGGGGTGTGCCGACACGCTGGCCCGCTTCGGCTCGTCGTTGCTCGCGGGTGTGGTCGGGGGGCTGACAGCGGAATCCTACGCGCCGCCGAACGAGCGTGTCAACTATTCGGCATCCCCCATCGCGGCCTCGATGCTGGCGCGGATCGACGTGTCCCGCTTGTCCCCCTTGGCCGGGACCATGTGGCCGGCGCCGACCGAGTTGGTCACGCTCATGTTCGCCGCGGCGCGCTTGCGGGGCTGCTCGACCGCGGCTTGCTGTGCGCGGGACCAGATCGTGTTCCGCACCTCGGGGTGCATCCCGATCGCCATGTCGTACGCCTCGCGCAGCGACTTGGCGTAACCCTGCCCGACCAGCCCGCCCATGATCTGGCGCACCTGCGGGAAGAACTCGTTGGCCGGGTCGTTGGCGAACGCCGTGAACTCGTTGGTGACTTCCTGCGTCAGCGCACTCTGCTGCCGCGCCTGGCCGTACAGTTGCTCGTTCTGCAGCCGGGCAAGCTCCGCCTCGGTCTTGGCGGCTTGCGGGTTCAACTCCGTCGACATGTCGACGCCGTACTGCTGCACCAGGCCCAGGATGATCGCCTTCTTGTACTCAGGCCCGCCGGTGCGGAGCGCGTGCGCGGTCTGCAGCAGCGTGCGGATCGCCTCGATCGGCGTGGCCTTCTCGGCTTCCAGCACCGTCGCGTAGGGCGCGAACTCCCCAAGCACCGCCTCGGCCACGCCGGCGCGCTGGGACACCTTCTGGAAGCCCTGCTGCAGCTCGTTCTCGCGCTGGTGGACGTATGCCTTCACCGGCTCCGGGAGCCCGGCGTACAGCGGTTTTACGTCGTCGCGCCAGGACGCCGGCGCTTCCGCGGCGGCGGGCGGGGTCGCCGGGGCAGCGGGGGTTTGGGCAGGAGCAGCGCCGGGAGCGGCGGCGGGGTCTTTCGGCTTGAATCGTCCGAATTCATCGCGTCCGTCCGTTCTGGGCCCAGGCACCGCGGCGGCGGGAGCATCCTCACCTGACGAGCGAAGGGGCTCCGGTGCCGCCGCGGGCTGGGCGCTTTCGCGCTGTTCGAGCGCAGTCGTGAGGGCTTCACCCAGTGACGGGGTGACATCCTCGTTAGCGGTTACGTCTTGTCCATTTTCCATGATTTTCTCTCGTCAGGTTATCTGCGGGTGCGGATGTACCGGCGCACCGCCGGGTCGCGGACGAGCTTGTCCACACGTTCGTAGAGTTGTTCGCGCAGGGCGCGGTCTGCGTGGCCGCTGGCGTAGCGATCTTCTTCTCGTTTCGCTGTTGGGTCGAAGTGGACGAGGCTATGCTTTGCCATGTAGTCACGCATGTGCGCCCTGCTCTTGATGACGGTCCCATCGCGCGGCGAGATGAACGGCTCGATGTCGCCGTGAATGCCCACGGTCGGCTCGAAACCGTCGTCGATGGGGATCTCCACCAGCGCGTCCAGTTCCTTGCTGTAGCGAAAGCGTCGTTTCATAGCTTCACGAAGCGGAACAGCATCGGCACCACGCCGTCGAATATCTCGTCGTACTGCTCCTGCGACATCAGTTTCAGCATGTGATCCGAGAACAGGTCATCCGGCGCTTGCGCCCGCGACAGACCCATCCCGTACTCGTCCGCGAGGCGTATGATGCGCCGCGCCGGGTACGCGCTGTACTCAAGTTCGGTCTGCAGCGCCAGTGCGTGGTTCCGCGCGGTGAGATCGTAGAGGAAGAACAGCCCGCCGCGCGGCAGCACCCGCGCCACCTCCGACAGCGTGCGCCGCAAATCCCCGTGACCGAGCGCGTAGGTCATCATCACCGCGTTGGGTTGCACCGGTAGCGATGGGATGTTCTGGAAGTCGCCATGAATCTTGCGATGTATCGTCCGCGCGAGGTCGAGCTGCGACTGCGACTGATTGAGCAGGATGAACTGCAGATCGCCACGCGCGTCCTGCATCATGTCCGCCACCGCGCCGGTCCCCGCGCCGAGATCGAGGATCAGGCTATTCTCGACCGGCTCGAAGAAGTGCAGCAGCGCCGCGACGTGTTCGCGCTCCGTCGGCGCCAGCAGATGCGTCTGAAGTATCGACACACCCGCATCGCGCAGCGCCATCGTGATGTCGCCCACCTTCACATCGTCAGCGTAAAATCTCATTCCGCCGACTTCAGCTTCGCCTTCGCGGCTTTCTCTTGCTGCTCCAGCGTCTGCTCCGCCGCTTCCTCCTGTTGCCCGAGGTTCGCTTCGTGCTGCTCTGCGCCCTGCTCCAAACCCTGTTCGTGCTGCTGCTCGCCCTGTACTAGACCCTGCTCCGCACCGGCTTCCTTCGCCGCCAGGTCTAGTGCGTGCCCTTCCGCGCCGTGCTGCATTTCCTGTCCATGTTTCTCCTCCCCTTGGGCCAAATCCTGCGCCATGTCTGCGGCGCGGCCCTGGACAGCGACCTCCTGCAACTGCGCTTCACCTTCCGCCTTCGCTGCTGCCGCATCGCGCGCCACTCCCGCCTTCACGTTCGCCATGATGAGGATGGCTTCGACCTCGGCCTGTGTTTTCTTGCGGAACGCTTCCATCTCCTCGGCGTGCTTCTGCGCCGCGAACTGCAACTTCTGATCGCCCTCCTGCTTGGAGAGCATGAGCGCCTGTTGCGAGGCTTGCATCTCCTGCTGATGCTTCTGCTGCGCGGCGGCACCTGCGGCTTGCGCGGCTTGCATCTCCTGCTGGTGCTTGGCCTGGTCCGCCATGCCCTGCGCCTTGATGGCTTCCACCTTCGGGTCGGGCGGCGGGGGCGGCGCTGGCTTGCTGGCGAACTTGGTCAGCGATGATTCGATCACACCCTCCAGATCGCGCCCGGCTTTGAACGAGCGCACGCCGAACATCATCAGCGATTGCACCAGCGGCGCCAACTCGGGGTTGGCTTTGAGCAGCGGCAGCGCGTTCTGCATGAACGTCGATGTCGACGTGATGAACGCCGTGCGCTCCTCGCGCTCCGCGCTGTAGTCGTTGGCGATCATCGACTCCGCGATGATCTCGATGCGGAAGTCGACATCCTTGCCCTTTTTCAGCATGTCGATCGCCTGCTTCACGATCCCCACCGCGGTGGGTGCGGGCGCCGGCCCCATCGGCAACGGACCGTAAGGCCCGAGCGCTCCCGGCGGCATCCCACCGGGCGGGGGCGGAGCGGCGCCGTTCATGCCCGGCATCCCGCCCATCTGCATGCCGTTCGGCGGCGGCATGCTCTGCGCGCCCATCTGCACGCCCGGCATCCCCGGCGGCAGTCCCGGCACCGCGGGCGGTCCCGGCGGCGGGCCGCTCATGCCCATCGGTGGCGCCCCCGCACCGGGGCCAGGCGGAGGACCGGGCGGCGAGGGGGCCGCGCCGGGCGGGCCTGGCGGAGCGGGCGGCGGCGCCATTGCGGCTTGTGCTTCCTTGATCGCTTCCTGCCCGTCGGGCGACTGCATGATCGCGCTCTGCGCGATGATCACGTCCTCGGGGAAGAATTCGGTGATGATCCAGCCCATGAGGCGCAGCGTGTCGGTGACGAACTGGCCCATCTGCGACTTCATGTCATCCAGCCGCACCGACGCGAACTGCGCCTTGATCTTCTGCGCTGTCGCCGTTTCGGACGGGTTGCTCGCCCCGCGCACGATGTCGCTGATGCCGGTGATCTGGTAGATGTCCTCGATCAGCTTGGCGCGAATCTCGTACAGCTTCTCCACCACCACGATGATCTGGTCGATCGGCATGAAGTCGACCACGCCCTTCAACCCGCCCTTCTCCGCGAACGCCCCCCAGGTGTCCACCGGGATCAACTGGTTGTCGACACCCTCGGTGAGCATGCGCTGCACGCCCGACTGACCCTGATCGTAGACGCCGACCACCTTCAGCGCCTTGGTGAGCAGGTTCAGACGCTGGGTGATGTTGTCGAGCTCGTTGGCCTGGTCCTGGTAGAGTGCAAAATCGGGGATCGGGATCAAATTCCCCGTGGTGTTGGTGGCGAACAGCGGTTTCGGGCACGGGAAGAATCCGGGGAAGCGCACCGGGTCTTTTTTCACGTCGAGCGGGACGTTCATGCCCATATTGAGCCAAATGACCTTGCTGGTGCGCTTGTCCCAGATCTCGTAGATCTCGGCTTGCTTGAACACCGCCGTTTTCGGCTCGTCAGTCTCGCTGGTGGACCCGCCGGCCGGGCTGCGGTGGCGCGCCGGGATGTGATCGAGCGGGCACTCGCCGCCGATCTTCTCGCCAAAGCGCTTCACCAGCTGCTCGCGGTTCATGTGGACGATGCGCCACACCGCGGGCACCTCCTCCCAGGTGCGCGCCGCTACGAAGCCGAAATCTTCCCAATAGACGTAATCGACCTCCGCCATCTCGCCGGTGAGCTTGGCGTAATAGTCGTTGGTCACTGTGTTGGTCGGGCTTTTCTGTCCCTCCTGATACCGAACCCAAACGGTCCCAATTCCGGGAACAAGACGATCTTGAAGGGCTGAGCGCATCGCATCATAGAAACGGGTCTGCGAGTCCATCTGAAAACACAATGTTCTTTCCAGAATGATCGCGGCGACACGCGCAACGCTGTCCGGATCGAGATAGCGGCGTACGACACAGGGTTCCGGACGTTTTCCATACATCGCGGGCATGATGGTCTGTACGTTAGACCAAAAGATGTTGTAGCGTTTCTGGTGGTCGGCAATGCCTCCATCGTTCCCCCGGTCGTCACGGTAGCGCTTCACGATGCGCGCCGCACGCTCCTGCCACTTGGCGCGCAGCGGGTCCTTGTTCGAGGCCTTGATCTCCTCTTTCCAGTACGCGGCCAGCGCTTGCGGCGTGCCCACCGGCCCGAAGTCGCTCATGGTGTTGGCGGCTTCCTTGTTGGCGGGGTTGGCGCCGGCAGACGGATCGGACTCGACGGTCATGGCTAGTACCTCAGTTCTCGCTCACCCGGCACTGTACTCCAACACTCCTCCAGCTTCACGTTGCCGCCGAAGGGCTTGCTGCGATCGTACAGCGGCGGGGTGTTGGTGGGCGTGATCCGGTTGACCCCCTCGCGCGCGCCGCGGTGCGCGATCAGCGCGCTGTAGCGGAAGGAGTCGGCGTAGTGGCTCGTCCAATCGTGCTTGGGCTGCTCCTTGAACGCCTGTTTCTTGTCATCGAACTCGCGCTGGTACTGGCGCAGCGCCTCGATCGCTTCGGCGCAGCCCACGGCGTCCAGGTAGGTGGTGGCGGAGGTCAGCACGAAGCGCGCCGCCTGGATGCCCTGCTGCACGGAAAACTCCGGCGCGATGTCGCACTTGATCCCGTGCTGGTAGCGCAGGAGTTCCAGGATTGATCGTCCGGTTTGCAGTGATCTGGCCCGAGCATCATGCGGTAGCCACACGTCACCATAAACGTACGGCTGCGCGCGCATGATGTCAACGTAATCGGAAAGCGCCAGCCCGCTATGCTCCTCGGCGCGGATGTAACGCAGTTCATTGCCGAGGGCTTGCCAGTACCACAGCGCGGTGGAGTCGGTATAACCCAGATCAAGGGACACATGCACCGGCAGCATCGGGTCGTGAGGATATGCGCCAATCCGGTTCCCCATATCGTTCAAAATCCGCCCATAGTAGGCGCCGCGGATGGCGGCGTCGAAGCTGCACTCGAACTCCTGCAGGTACTCGTCCTCGGACATGACGCGGCGCGCGCCGGCGAGTTCGGCCGCGTCGAGGATGCCCGACTCGGACGCGCGCAACTCCATGTAGAACCACTCGTCGGGGTTGGTGCGGGCCTCTTCTCTTAAGCGCCAAAACTCGTTCTTCCCCGCGGGCGTGCCGATGAACACGCACCACCCTTTGCGATCGGCCAGGAGAGGCCGGATCACTTCCGAGAACACGCGCGGGCGCATCATCGCCGGCTCGTCGATGACCACGCCATCCAGGTAGATGCCGCGTATCGCGTCGGGATTGTCCGCCCCGAACAGCATGATCTTGGTGCCGTTGAACAGCGTGCAGGTCAGGTCCGCGATGTTGGTCGCCACGCGCATGCCGGGCGCGGAGGTCGCGCGCATCAGGTAGTCCCACGCCACGCGCTTCGCTTGCTCGCGGAATGGTGCTATGTACGCGTACTGCGGCGGGTTGGCGCTCACTACCTTCGCCGTCTTCAGCGCGCGCTCCACGATGTCGTTGATCGCCGCCACCGTCTTGCCCGCCCGCCGGTGGCAGACCAGGACACTCCAGCGCTTGCTCCGGTTGTGGAAGTCGATGAAGAACGAGCGCGGGCGGTACTGCACGGTGCGGGGGTCGGCGCGGCGCGCTAGCGGTGGAGGTCGAAACCCGGCGGGAGGTCGTCCAGGGGTGATTTCGGCAGTGCGCTGTGCATGTTCACGATCACTGCCTGATTGGTGCCCTGCCGCGATTGCTTGGGCAGCGCCATCTCCACCCACTGTCTGAAGGTGCGCGGCTCCGTGCGGGCCAGGAGTTCGAGGTAGCTGACCAGGTCGAGCTTGTGCAGGGCGTCGGTCACCGCGCCCGTGACGCTCGCTTGCAGGGTGTCCGCCGGCGAGGGCGGTGCGGCTACGACGCCGGTAGGTGCAGGAGGTAGGTCGAGGTAAGGTGCCGGGGGTGCGTAGGAGGGCGTGGTGGCGTGGGAGATCATCTCAGGCTCCAGGCGTGGTGGCGGCAGGGGCGTGGGCTCGTCCATGCGGCATGATAGCGAGAATGTTTCCCGTGGAACAGAGAGTGAGGACTCAGTGAGCGCTGGCTCACGGGCATGGTGCCACGCTCACGGCTGATTGCGACTGCGTCCCGGGCCGGACCGCGCCGCGGCTGGAGTCCCGTTTCGGGCTCAAGGTGCGCCGGTCGCGCTGGCACGCTCTGTGCCCAGTGCCGCGGCACGTCACATGACGCTCCTGGGCGCATTGTGCCCGTCCAAATGAGAATGATTCGCCCCAGTGATCACTAACCGTTAGTGCTTACACTCATGTCCGAGTATTTTGGTCGGGTATTCTCGGGCCCAGGTACCTGGCGAGCTCGCGATGGGGGGCTAATAGTGCGGCGCTGGGGCAGGATCGGATGGATCAGATAAACGCTCCTACCTATACATATAAACGCGTATAGGGTATATATATTTAATCCATCATTGTTTGTTTGTTCTAAATTAATATATTTATCCGATCCTGCCGATCGTACTTGATTATAAAGGCGGATCGGATGCGGATCGGACTATGACCTGGTACGGCACATCCGATCCTAGCCCGCCGCGACTATAACTCGCACAACAGATTTAGGGGGGTGCATAGTCCCGGATCGGATAACCCCATTTTAGGATCGGATGCCATTCGGATCGATCCCAAGCTTTGCCGATCCTATCCGCCGCCGTTCATACCCCAAAACATACCGTCCGTCGGCCAGCACGCACAGCCACCCGTATAGGCATTACACTTGCATTAGTAGCAGTGCGGTACCGAATCAAAACCCTCTTAATCAGGAGTAGACATGAGCTACCAGGAAGTCACGATTCAGATGCAGTGCAAGTGCAAGTCTCCCACCATAGTTACCACAGTGGACCGCGGCGACGGACAGGATATCGCGCTGGCTGTGCTGGCTTATGCCGACAGGCACGGCGTCAAGATGCGCGCAGTAGATTGGCGCGTGCTGTCCACCGGGCCCGTGCCGACGCTCGGTGCGCTGTACGCGCCGGGCAGCCCGGAAGACTTGTCCCTCGCCTGATCAACCCCAGCGCGCGCCGGGCACATGTCCGGCGCGCAGATCAAACGTAATAAGGAAGCCGGCGCGCTTTTCTTTATCGTACCGCCGAGGGACTGAACCATGAGCGCGCTTATCCTCGCCGCCTGCATCCCTCCCGCGTTGATCATCGCGCGCGCCATTGCGCGCATCATTGGAGTTTAAGACTATGTTCCAGAACGAGACAGCAAGTTATTTCGTTAACGGCATCCCCGTCAGCGCGGCGCGCGCGTACGCTTTCATGCAAACGCACTTGGCGCGCCGCGGGCTCGCCATCGCCGACGTGTTCCCTGACGGGCTGGAGGGTGATACTGAGGATTTTATCGCGCATATCAGCGACGGCGCGGTGACTGTCACCCGGAAGACTACGCCCGCACCGCCCGCACCAGCCAGCGCCACACTCGCAACCATGCGCGCGCGCATTGCGGAATTGGAGCGCGTACGCGTCGACAAGGAAAAGGCAATCGCCATCCTCGCCGCCGCACACCTGGCGGAAGTGAACCGCCGCGCGGAACTGGAAGCAGCGTTGCGCCAAGTCGAGCGCCTATCACGCACAGCGGACAGAGCGAAATTGGACGTTGCGGCAATGCTTGGCGACATCGCCCGCGCCGCGCTGGGAGTGAAAGACTAACCGACAGGCGGTAATACCATGCCGCGCGCGCCGCGGTATGCTCTTACCTGTTGTCACCAGCACTAACTTAATCGGAGTCTGGAACCATGACCAATTACCATTTGACGCCTAAGTCTAGCAACGCCAAGACGGGGCCAATTCCGGTCACCACATCGGCAGCATCCACCTGTCCGCCGTCGTGCGCGTTTATCAATAACGGCTGTTATGCCGACAGCGGCCCCTTGAAACTGCATTGGCTCAAAGTGTCCGACGGTTCGCGTGGCACGGATCTCGCGACACTGTGCGCGTCCATTGCCAAGTTTCCGGTCGGCACGCTGTGGCGGCACAATCAGGCAGGCGATCTGCCTGGCGCAGGCGATGCAATCGATGCCGCGCAGCTCGCGCAATTGGTCAAGGCTAACACCGGACGCCGTGGCTTTACCTACACGCACAAGCCCATGACATCCCAGGCAAATCGCGCCGCTGTCGCCGCGGCCAACAAGGCAGGCTTTACCATCAACCTGTCCGCCAATAACCTGGCGCATGCCGATCAGCTAGCTGATCTGAATATCGCGCCCGTCGCGGTTGTCGTGCCGATTGACCAGGTCACCAATACGGTGACGCCTGCGGGGCGGGCTGTGGTCATATGTCCGGCGACTATCCGTGACGATGTCACCTGTCTGTCGTGCCAAATGTGCCAGCGGGGCGCGACCAGCGCCCGGCCGATCATCGGGTTTCCCGCGCATGGCACGCAAGCCAAGAAAGCCCAAGCGGCGGTTATCAAGTTTCACCACACCAGGAAAGGCAGCTAACCATGAAGCGCCAGTTTCAATTCCATTTCGTAGATGAACCGCAATTTGCTACCGCGGAATCGCGCGCAGCTATGGCAAACGCATTCCGGGCATTTCGCCGGCATCGCGACAGGTACGAATTCAAACGCATCGCACCGCATACCTACACGGTACGCGTCCGACAATCCAGCGCGCTGGGGATATTTGCCGCGCGCATCAGCTAGCACGCGAAACACTAACTTAACTAGGAGTATTGAACCATGACTAATCGAGACAAAATCCTCGCGCTGTTGCGCGCGCATATCGCACAGCGTCCCGGTATGGACCCCCGCAATTACGGGGATGCTGCATCCTATCGCAGCGAATCGCGCGGCATTACGCAAGACAGGCATGACGCGGAAATGATGCTGCGCCAGGTTGAACAATCGAGCATTACGGATGCGGCACTGTGGGACGCGTTCCGCGGTTCCCGCCTGACTATCGTGCAGGGCCCGAATGGCCCCCAGGCGCTGGACTATTGCACCGGGCAATATTTCCCCACGGAGTACCGCCGCGCGGCATGCGCTGTGCTGGCGTCCGCGCTGTGGACTGCCGCGCGCGAGAATGCGCCAGTAGATGCCGGATTCCATGAGCCGCACAGCAACCTGCGAAACCTGGGCGATTACCTGCGCGCGCATTTCCGCCGCGTTTTCGGCGCGCGCATTGCGCGGCGCTATTTCAACTGACACTCTACAAGGGAACAAACATGGCAATGACAATCAAGTGCAATAACGTCCCGCGCGGCACGCTCGCATGGGATCAGCTCACTGCGCGCGAGAAATGGGAGTTCAGCTACCTGGACACGCTCGACAAGCAATGCGCGGCATCATTCGTACGCTATCGCGGGGAAGTCTACGACCTGGCTGAATTCATGTACGTTGCCCACAGCGCAGCGGAACCGTTGCGGAGCTTTGACGGGTATTTCGCGGACAGTGCATTCTCCGCGATTCTCATGCGCTACATGCCGGACCCGTGCTACGAAAAGGTGATCATGGCGCGCATGTGGACATAGCGCAACGCGCGCCGTTAATTAATACGCAACATCCTACAAAGAGGGAATTCCAATGGACAATGAATTTATGACGCCTATGCGTCGCAGGGTGGCGCGCGAACTTGTGCGCTATTTCGCTGGGCACAACATCACATGCCCGCGTTGCGGTGACTTGTTGGACGCGCCCGCCACCGTCGTGCTTACAAAGGACAGTGGCGGGACTGTCGGCATGTGCGCGAAATGCTACGCGCACCCCGTCGGGTCATTCCGCCAGGGGAGCATCGAGGTCTACGATGGGCGTGACCTGTTCGCGCCGGTGGGCAAATTGAAGTCCAGGACTTGGAGCTACAAATGAGCGATTGGATGCAGGATTCCGAGGACAACGATAGGATCCGCGATGCGGCGCTGGCCCCCGCACGCACGATCCTCGAGGCCATCCAGCGCGCCACGGGGCTCACCGACAGGCGCCACCTGCGCGATGTGGAAATGCTCCTACAAAGGCGCACACACAAGCCGCTGAATGCGGCGCAATTGGCGAGCTTGGCACGCACCTGTGCGCGGGAACTGGGGCACGTTGTGCCCGTGTCACAAGGGAGGATTCGATAATGGAACTCCTGGTGTGGGGCCTGGTTATTGCTTGCTGGGCACTGGGTTCGTTGATGGTATTCACGATCGTGTTCCTGACCTACATCCTGCCCCCGATTGAGTGGGCATGGATCCGCCTGGTGCGCGGGGTCACCTGGGCAGTGGACAAAGGTGTCTACTGGGCTATCGGAATGTACGTTACAAAGGGGAGATTTTGAACGAGTGGCTGTTGTATGCAGGCCTCGCCGCCTGGATTGTCTGGATTGCGCTGTTGATCTTCGGCAGAAAATCTGCCACAGTTCGTTTTCCCGCCACTGACGAGAGCGGGAGGCTTAATCAGGAGCATGGCAATGAATGAACCATCCGCAGTCGCCGGCCAATTTGAAATAACGGCCGCGCTCAATCGCGCCCTGTTCGCCCAGGCAACGGCAAAGCACAGCGCCGAGGCACTGAAGCGCGACGAGGACGCGCTCAAGGAAGCAACAAACGCGCTCGAAGCGTTGCTGCTCACGCACAACATGCGCGGCGTGAAGTCGACGCTGGGCAGCGCGGACATTGTCGACAAGGTGGTTTACAACGTCGAGGATTGGACGCCGTTCTACGCGCATGTGCAACGCACCGGCGAATTCGATCTGCTCTACAAACGCGTCGGACAAAAAGCAGTGGCCGATCGCGACTCCAACAACGCGTTGCCCCCCGGCGTGAAGCGGGTGGTGCTGCCGACACTCAAGCTTACGGTGGGCGGATGAAACTAAAAAATTTGCAGCTCGGGCTCGCGGTTGCGGATGCCGCTGTCGGCAATGTGCGACAAACGGAGATGATGCAACTGGCGGACTTTTTGCTCACGCATCCGACATCCAAGATCCACTACGAGAAAGCGCTCTGGTATCTGGGCATCGATCCCAACAGCGTGCCCAGCGAACTGTGGGTTGCGGAGGTGCCCGACGAGGCGCACGGCGCCGCGGCGCTGAAAGATGCGATCACGCTACTAAACGAGCAGTGGTCACGCCACAAGCTCGCACGCATGGTCGCGGTACGCAATCTGGCCTGGCAAGCGACACAACTAGCGCGCCGGCTCGAGCAGGATGCCGACGCAGATGCCGCGGCGATAGTTGCAAAGAATGGGGGCAGTTCCGCCGGCTTGCTGCGAGCGTTCATCGTGGCACCGCTGACGAGTGCCCAACTTGCTGCACAACAGGAGACTACTTAATCATGGCAAAGAAAGACCTCGTAGTTCCCGCCAATGGCGGCGCAGTGTCGGATCCCAGCACGATGCCGGATTGGGAAAAGAATCTGCTCGCGATTACCAAGGTGACCGTCGAAGCTGCGCGGGCGCCTGGGCAATTCTTCGGCACCAGGGCCGGCGTTCTGACGTTCAACAAGATTCCACTCAACAACAACGAGATGGAAGTCTGTATCACGGCGAACGTGTTCGACAACAGCTACTATCCGCGCCCCTATGACGCGGACAAGATCGAAACGCCGGATTGCTATGCCCTGGGCAAGGGCACGCCCGAGCGGCCGATCCCGATCATGGTCCCGCACGAAAACTCGCCAGTTAAGCAAGCGGCATCGTGCGACATGTGCCCGTGGTCGAAGTTCGGCACGGCGACAACGGGCACCAAGAAGGGCAAGGCGTGCCGCAACATGCGGCGACTGTCGGTGATCCCTGCGGGCGTGCTGACCAGTGGCGAGGCGACACTGAAAGCGCCGGCCGGATTCATCCGTCTGGCCGTCTATTCGGTCAAGGAATGGCAGCAGTACGTTGGCGAGCTCGCCAAGGTGCATCGCAGTCCGCTGACGGTGATCACGAAAATGAAGCTGGTGCCCGACGTAAAGGCGCAGCACAAGTTCGTGTTCTCGTATGTATCGGACATCACTGACCGGGGCGTGCTGGAGTCGATCAGCGTCCGCAACGCAATCGATGAGGCCGAGATGCTGGTGCCGTACCCGGTGCGCCCGGTCGAGGAAGCAACCGCCACGTTCCACCCACCGGCCCCGGCCGGCGCGGCGACGTTCTAACGTAATCCCACAATAGAGGAATTCAGAAATGGCAGAAGATACCGTAATCGCAGCAAGCCGCATGGACATCGATGACGTGGTGTTCTCCGCGATGACCGAGGTCGCGTCCACGCTCACCGGACTGTCGGTGCGCGACAAGACCAAGTTCGCCATCATGGCGGCCGATCGCATCATGCTGGGCATCGATGACCTGGGCGGCGCCGCGAAGCGCTCTGAGGCCGCAAAACGGGCCGCAGCGGCACGCTACAGCAAGCCGCAGCAACCGAAGGCCGCGCCGACGCCTGGCCCGGCGATTCCGAAGCCGGAAACCGAGGGCGTCGGTCAAACCCCCGTACCGGGCGTCATGCCGACGTTCACGCAACAACCGGCACCGCCCGAGCCGCTGGCCCCGCCGCCGCACCCGTCGCTGGCGCCTGGCAACTCCCCGTTCGGCGCGCCGCCGGCGTAAGTTTCGAGCAGTACCCGCTCCCTCCTTGCGGCGTTGCGCCGTCATTGCGGGGAGCGGCCCTTAATCTAGACGAGGATATATGCCGTGGCAGTTATCGCATCGTGCGGACAAGGCGGCGCTACCGCTTGCCGATCGGCATTACAACCGGCAGAAGATCGGGTCGCCGCAGTTCGTGCCGCCAGGTCGGTGCGTCGTTCTGCTGTCCGACTGTGGGAATGCACTGTGGATCACGTCGTGGCCTTACGCGCAGTATGTAAAACATGCGTGGGGCGGGGCGTGGGTGAACAGCCTGTTTCGCAACGAGGGTGCGGGCCTGTCGTCGGATTTGATACGCGAGGCGATTGCCATAACGCGGGGGATTTGGCCGGATGTACCGCCGTTGGGAATGATTACGTTCGTGGACGCTGGGAAAACGCGACCAAAGCGCGACCCAGGGCGATGCTACCGGCGTGCAGGTTTCACGCACGTCGGCTTTACAAAGGGCGGACTGTGGGCATTTCAGATGCTGCCCGAGGATATGCCGCCCGCAAAATTGATAGGGAAACCCGTGAGTGACGAAACCTATGCCGTCGTGGACTTTGAAACGAAGGCAATCGGCCCGCGCCCGCACCAGTATCCGCCCGAGCCCGTCGGTGTCGCGATCCGCTGGCCGCACGGCGTCAGCGAGTACCTCGCGTGGGGGCACCCGTCGGGCAACAACTGCACGATCGAGGAAGCCACCCGGGCGGTGCGCCGGGCGTACGAAAGCACCGTGATCTTCCACAATGCGAAGTTCGACATGGAGGTGGCGTGGAAGTGGCTCAAACTGCCGTTCCCGAAGCGCTGGGAAGACACCCTGCTGCTCGCCTACCTGTTCGCGCCCAATGCGGACTCATTCTCGCTCAAGCCACTGGCGCAGCGCTTCCTGGGCGTGCTGCCCGAGGAACAGGACGCCGTGCGCGATTGGATTCTCGCCAACGTGCCCGGTGCCACAAAGAAGAATTTCGGTGCCCACATTTCGCTAGCCCCGGTGGAGTTGGTCGCGCCCTACGCGATTGGCGACACCACACGCACCTGGTCGCTGTTCGTGCGCTTCTATCGCCACATCATGGCGCAGCAGGGTCCGTCGTACGCGCGCGAGAAGCGGCTGCTGCCGTACCTGACCGATGCCGAGCGGCGCGGGATTCGCGTCGACCGTGGGTTGCTGGTCGAGTGGTTGTCGCAGCTGGAACTGGGGCTGCGGAAGTGCGACGAGATGATCCGCGCGGGCTTGAACGACATGAGCCTCAACCTGGACAGTTCCGAGGATCTGGCGAACGCGCTGGAGCGCGAGGGTCTGGTCAGCCACTGGGAGACTCCCGACGGCGTGCCGTTCCCCTGTGTCGCCGGCCTGGCCCCGCCGCCGCCCGAGGCGGTCAACCCGTTCGGGAACGGCGAGGACGCCACTGAGGCCCCCAAGACGCGCAGCATGTCCAAGGGCGCGCTGGAGCGTTGCTGTGTCGACAAGACGCTGGTCGCGCAGCTCGCCTACCGGGGTGCAGCGGCGACCATGCTGCGGACGTTCGTGCTGCCGTGGCTCGAGCTCTCTGCGGCGGACGGCCGGCTGCACACCAACTGGCACCAGGTGCGCGGACAGGACAAGTACGGCACCCGCACTGGGCGCATCGCGTCGGCGGACCCGAACCTCGCCAACGTACCCAACCCGAATGATCTCCCGCCGCCGTTCAGTCTGCCGCCGCTGCCGAACCTGCGCTGCGCGTTGCTGCCCGAGGAGGGTCATGTCTGGGTCAGCGCTGACTACAATCAGCAGGAACTGCGGATCACGGCCCACTACGAAGGCGACCAGATGCAGCGCGCGTACCAGCGCAACCCGGCACTGGATCTGCACACGTTCGCGCAGGATCTGATTGCGCGCAACGTCGGCAAGAAGTTCCCGCGCAAGCATGTGAAGAATGTCGCGTTCGCCAGCATCTACGGGGCCGGGATTCCGAAGCTCGCGCGCATGATGGGCATCAGCGATGCGGAAGCCGAGGAGGTGAAGAGTGCCTATTTCGCGGCACTGCCGGGGCTCGCCAATCTGATCCAGCGGATCAAGATCAAGTCCACCGGCAGCAAGAGTGTCACGTCGCTGGGCGGGCGCATCCTGCAGATGGAAGAGCCGGTGACGGTGAAGGGCCGGCTGCGGAATTTCGAGTACAAGATGCCCAACAAGCTGATCCAGGGTGGTGCTGCGGACATGACCAAGCAAGCGATCGTGGACTACTGCGAGGCCGGCGGGGGCAGCACGTTCATCTCGCAGGTGTACGACGAGATCAATGTCAGCGTCCCGCGCGAGCATGCGCTGTACTACGCGCAGATGTTGCGCGCGTGCATGATCAAGGCGATGCCGCTGGTGGTGCCGATCCTGGTCGATGTCGAGGTGGGTCCATCGTGGGGCGAATTGAAGGAGATGAACTGTGACACAGTGCAAGCCTGACGTTGCGGCGCTGACTGACGAGCAGCTAGAGGAAAGGGCGCGGGCAGCATGGCGCAGCATTAACGCTGGGCCGCTTCCGGGCTGGACGATGGTTGCGCTAATGCAAGCTATTGCGGGCGCATTCGCCGCCGGTCGCGCTTCGCTGCCAGTGCCAGCAGACGAGCCGAAGTGTGCCCGTTGCGACGACACCGGATGCCCCGTCTGCGATCCAGAGTGGGCGCAGCATCAAGTTGCCGTGCCGAACTCAGCGCCAGTGCCATACGTTGCGGCGCTGATTGCGGGATTGCAGCGGATTGCTTACTACCTCGACCTGCTGCCGGATCACGTTTACAGCGATGACCGGAATCATGTTATGCACTCGCGCAGTGCCCATACATTGGTTACGCAAGCCGCCGCAGCGCTGCAATCGCAGGCAGACATGCTGGCCGCAGCCACAGCGAACATGGAGCGATTCCGCGATGCTGGCATAGCAGCCGAGGCCCGCGTTGCGGAGTTGGAGCGGGCGCTAGAGCGGATCGTGGGCATGTGCGATGCGCCAACCAAGTGCGTTTGCGGGCGTCCGAACGGGCTAGGCGCTGTCGTGCATTGCGCCAGCGCAGCCATTGCCGCGAGCAAGGTGCCCCCGTTGCAGATCAACGAACAGACGAGATGACCATGATCGAAGGCTACAACCCGTTCAACAGCACAGCGCCCGTGGTGCCGGCCAGCGTCGAGATAAGCGTGCCGACGTTCCCGCGCATCAAGGCGTGGAGCTACAGCGTGGTGAATCAGCACCGCAAGTGTCCGCAGGTGATCCGCTTCACCAAGATCGAGCGCTTGCCCGAGCCCGAGAACACCGCAATCCAGCGCGGCAAGGGCATCCACGGGGAGTTGGCGCACCTGGTGAACACCGGGGAGTGGCCCGAGGGCGCGCTCATCCCGCACCAGGACATCTGGAAGAAACGCCTGGGACATCTGCACGGCGCCGGGGCCATTGCCGAGCAGCAGATCGCGTTCACCAAGAACTGGGAGCAAGTGCCGTGGTACGGCGCGAATGTCTGGGTGCGGATCGTGATGGACGCGATGCTGGTGCTGAAGGACATGGTGCGCGTGCATGAGTTCAAGACCGGCAAGGTGTACCCCGAGCATGAGAAGCAGAAGCGCCTGTACGCGCTCGCCGCACTGAAGCTGAACCCTACGCTCGATGTCGTCGTCGTTGGCTGCGACTACATCGATGACCCCGAGCGGGCCGATGACCTAACGCGCTTCACGCGAGCGCAGGAGCTTTCCCTTGAACAAGAATTTGCCGAGTTTGCTGAACCCCTCCTGAGTGAAACCATTTTTCCTGCGAGCCCAGGCGTCCACTGCCGTTGGTGTTCATTTCGTAAGAGCAACGGAGGGCCGTGTGCTTTCGGATAACTGCATCACGTTCACCGGGACGATTGGTAAGAACGGGTACGGGCGCGTGGGCAGGTTCTCCGCCCACCGTGCGGCGTACATGGACTTCGTGTGCGGGCCGATCCCGCGCAGGTTGCACGTTTGTCACAGGTGTAATAACCCGGCGTGTGTAAATCCGAGGCATCTGTACATGGGAACCGCCAGTGAGAACGCGCTGCAAAAAGTGCGCGATGGGCGTTGCCCGCAGCGCGCGAAAACTCACTGTCCCCACGGGCATGCGCTAGTCGCGGACAATCTGGACGCATCAAAACTTAAACAGGGATACAGGCAATGTCGGACTTGCACAAACCAAAGGTCACTAGCTCACTACCATCAGAAAAGAAAATGTCGACGCGCCGCCGTCGTGAGCGCGTGAACACCGGGCACATTTCCGCCGATCCAACGCTGGCCCTTGCGCCTTCGGGTAAGGATCACCTGGAGAGCGACATCCAGCACCGTGTGATCGATCTCGCCCGTGCGCGTGGCTGTTACGTCCGCAAGATTGCGTCGATCGCATATCGCGGGATGCCCGACCTGATCCTGTGCCGTGGCGGCATGGTGCTGTTCATGGAGGTCAAGACGGTGAAGGGCACCTTGAGCAAGCTGCAAGAGATGGAGCATCGCAAGTTGCGCGAGGCGGGCGCGACTGTAGTCGTGACCTACGGGCTGGTCGAGGCCTACGCCGTGATTGCTATGTTCTTCCCCGAGCTACCCGAGGACGATCTGTGAAAACTTTCGTACCGCACGATTACCAGATCGAAGGCATTGAATTCCTGCTCACCACGGCGATGGCGGGGCTCATCTGGAAGCCGGGCCTCGGCAAGACCGTCGCCACGCTGACCTATCTCAAGATCCTCAAGGATAAGGGTGGGCTCAAGCGTGCGCTCATCGTGGCGCCGCGCCAGGTAGCCGTGAACGTATGGCCCGACGAGATCCGCAAGTGGGCGCACGTTCAAAATCTGACGCTCGATGTGCTGCACGGCCCGAAGAAGGGCGACATCCTGGAGCGCAGCACGGCCGACATCCTGGTCTGCACGCCCGAGGGTCTGGATTGGCTGGTCAAGGAACACCCGATCACGCACAAGCGGCAATTCGACAAGGTGAAGGCGAACGTGCTGATCGTGGACGAGTCGAGCTACTTCCGACATACCACGTCGCTGCGCTACAAGAACATCAAGAGCATCCTGCACCAATTCCAGCGCCGCATCATCCTCACCGGCACGCCGGCCCCGCGCGGCTATGAAGACCTGTTCCCGCAGATGTACATCCTCGACATGGGCGGCGCGCTGGGCAGGTACATCACGCACTACCGGATGATGTTCTTCGACGCGAAGCCGCGCAGCAACGGGACGGGCAACGATTGGGTGCTGAAGCCCGGCGTGGAAGCAGAGATCCAGCGCCGTATCAAGCCGCTGATCCTGCACAGCGATGCCTTCGGCAAATTCCACATGCCGCAACTGATCCGGCAGGACGTCGTTATCACGATGCCGGAAGAGGCGTGGGGAGTCTACATAGAATTCGAGAAGGAGTTCTACATCGCGCTGGCCGAGGGTGTGGAAATCATGTCACCCCATGCGGCGGCGAGAGCGAACAAGCTGCGCCAGATGGCGAACGGCTTCGCCTACGACACCGCACACAATGCGCCGGTGATCCACGGCGAGAAACTGGAACGGCTTGAAGACCTGATTACCGATCTGCAGGGCGAGCCCGCTCTCCTGCTGTACGAGTTCGACGCGGATCGGGACCGCATCATGGACCGCATTCCTGGCGCGGTGCTGCTCACGGGTCAGAACAAGACGGCAACCGCGCAGATCATCGCTGACTTCAATGCAGGGAAGATTCCCGTGCTGCTCGCACACCCCGCATCCGCCGGCCACGGGCTCAACCTGCAGGGCGCGGCGTTGCACGTCATCTGGTACGGGCCGACGTGGAACCTGGAGTGGGACGAGCAAGCGACGGCGCGCGTATGGCGTCAAGGCAACCCGAACGCGCAAGTGTTTGTGCATACGTTGGTGGCGCGCGGCACGATGGATGAACGGGTGGCGGAAGTTCTCGCCAGCAAGGATAGATCACAAAAGTTGCTGCTGGAAGCATTGAAGCGGCGACCACAACATGTAGTGATCCCGCCGGCTGCGACCACAAGTGTCTTGCCCGTAGCGACCACTCTCCAGTAGCGTCCTCATTCCCCCGAGAGGACACACATGTCAGATAATTTCATGGTGGAGAAGCTCGCGCTATCGGGGCTCTCTCCCAAGGATGTCGACGCCACCGAGATAGTCGACTTCACCGGCAAGCCCGCCGGGTTCCTGCTCCCGTACTACCAACTCGACGGCAAGCTCCACCCGCACATGCACCGGGTCCGCCTCGCGCGGCCGGCGCCCAACGTCGGCAAGTACAAGGGTCCGTCGGTCGACGAACTGGTGAAGGCCGGGCATCCGCCAGAGACAGCGACGATGCCGTACCTGAACCCGCACATCCTGGGCTCGCTCACCTGGGAGAAACTGGCCGAGATCCAGACGCCCAAGAAGCTCCTGATCGTGGAGGGCGAGATCAAGGCGGCGTGCGCCGGCAAGCTCCTGCTCCGCGCGGTGATCGGGATACCGGGGTGCTGGGGCGGCGTCAGGAAGAACCTGAAGAGTGTCGCCCACGTCCACCCGACCATCAAACCGCTGACGCGCGCCGTCGACGAGGTCGAGGTCTGCCTCGACGGCGATGTCCGCACCAACCCCGACGTAAATCGCGCCGCTGGCACCCTTAGACGGGCGTTCCAGCGCATCGGCGTCAAGGTAGCGTTCGTGCTACTCCCGGCGCCCGTGCCGGGGCGTGGCGTGGGCCTGGACGATTGGCTGATGGAACAGCCGGAAGCCAACCGGATCGCCGCCTTTGCAGCTCTGCCGCGTGTCGATGGGTCCGAGTTCGACGAGGATCTGATCAGCGTGGCCGACTTCTTCGGCCTGACCACCAACAAGCACGGGATCGCCGTGCCCACCATGTCCAACCTGGTGAAGCTCATGGGGCGGCATGAGCGCTACCGCGACCGCTACTACTTCGATGTCATGCGCGGGAACCTGTACCGCAACGATCCGCACGGGCCGGTCCCGTTCGTGGACTCCTTCGGCGTGGACGAGCAGGTGTGGCTGCAGAGCAAGATCGGCATGACGGTGTCCAAGACCACGGCGCTGGACGCGCTGCGCTGGATGGCGGACCAGCCCCGCTGGCGGCGCAACCTGGTGCTGGAATCCCTGCCGGTGTGGGACGGAGTGGGGCGCATGGAGGAGATGTTCATCCGCGGCTGGGGTGCGGCCGACACTGAGTACACCCGCGCCGTGGGCGCCAAGTGGCTGGTGAGCGCGATCGCGCGGGCGAATGCGCCCGGCTGCAAGGTCGACACGATGCTCGTCCTGGTGGGCAAGCAGGGGATCAAGAAGTCCATGTCGCTGGAAGCCGTCGCCTCTGCGGACCTGTACGTTTCCACCCACAGTCAGGTGCAGGACAAGGACTTCCGGCTATCCCTGCACCGTGGCTGGGTCATCGATCTGGCGGAACTGTCATCCATGAACCACAGCGACTCGAATCACATCAAGGGCATCATCACCGACGCCGTCGACCACATCCGCCCGCCGTATGGTGCGTCGATCGTGGCGATGGATCGGCACAGTGTCATGGTCGGCACCACCAACGAGGACCGTTTCCTGCGCGACCAGACGGGCAACCGGCGCTTCTGGCCGCTCGCGTGCGGGGTCATCGACATCGATTGGATCAAGAAGTGGCGCGGCCAGCTGATGGCTGAAGCGCAGGATGCGTACATGCGCGGCGAGGATTGGTGGAAGATGCCCGAGGACGCGACTACCGCGGTGCAGGAATCCCGCATGGAGATCAGCATCTGGGACGAGCCGCTGCAGCGCGCGCTCAACGACGTGAGCAAGCTCCGCGTCATCGCCGTGAACAACGTCTGCTACCGATTCGTCACGTCGTCGGAACTGCTGGACGCGATGGGTATGGAGATCCGCTTCCGCAAGTCGCACATGTTCCGCGACCTGGCTGCGGCCATGCGCCGAGTCGCCCCGGTGTGGGAGCCGTACCACTGTCACCAGCAGATTTCGCTTCCAGGCGGGGGCTTCGTGGATAACGTGAAAGGCTACCGCCTAGCCACTACCGGCAACCCATCAGCGACGGTCATCGACTTCCCGGCGCCGGTGCAGCCCGCATTCTGATGGCTGCTTACTTCAATGAGAATGACCCGGTGGCCGCGGAGTGGCTGCGCCGTTTAATCCAGGCAGGACTGATTGCAGATGGAGAAGTTGATGAGCGAAGCATCCTCGATGTCCGGCCCGCAGACTTGCGCGGATTCACCCAGTGCCATTTCTTCGCCGGTATTGGAATCTGGAGCCACGCGCTCCGCAGCGCCGGGTGGGCTGACACCCGACCTGTTTGGTCCGGATCATGTCCTTGCCAGCCATTCTCCAGCGCCGGGAAAGGAAAAGGACTCGCAGACGAGCGGCATCTCTGGCCGGCATGGTTCGAGCTCATCCGCGAGTGCCGCCCTGGCGTTATCTTTGGTGAGCAGGTTGCAAGCAAGGACGCACTTGCTTGGCTCGACCATGTTTACGCTGACCTGGAAGGCGAGGATTACACCGTCGGGGCGGTCGATACCTGCGCTGCGGGCTACGGGGCGCCGCACATCCGGCAGCGAATCTACTGGGTGGCGCAGTCCGAGCTCGCAGGAGTCGGGCATCACGTTGGGCCGGTTGGTGAACAAGGACGGGACGCCTTGGAGTGGCGGGGAGCGGGCCTACGACAAGGACACGGGACGCCTGTGCGAGGTGGGCATATCGCAGGAGGCAATGCTCTCGCCGTGGCCGACGCCGAACGCGGGACCGCAGAACGACACGGACACGAAATGGGAAGCGCGGCGGGAGGAGTGCAAAGAGCGGCACGGCAACAACGGATTCGGGATGACGTTGGGCATGGCGAGCTCGCTGGCATCGTGGGCGACACCAGCAACGCGGGACTACAAGGGCGGCTCCTCAATGCCGCCGAGCAAGATGGACGGGATCGGCCTGTATCTCGACCAAATGGCGCTACTAACGGTTTCTGGGCCGACGCCGTCTGGCTCCCCTGCCGGGACGGAAAAGCGCGGCCAACTAAACCCGGACTTTTCCCTCTGGCTTATGGGTATCCCGGCAGAGTGGGCGCTCTACGCGCCGCGGGAAACGCCCTCTGCGCTCCGCAAGCTGAAGAATTTGTCCGCGCCGCCATCGACGCGCTGCGCGAACTGGAGTGACGATGCGGGCACCTGCATCGCCGCGCATTGCCGCTTCCCCGACTGTGACCCGAGCATGAAAGGCAAAGCATGAAATCACCATTCGAGCTCTCCCGGCATGGCTACCTGGTGGTGGCGATCATCTTCCTCATCGCCCTCATCGGTCTGTACCTCACCGAGTCGGGCGTGGTGAACTGGTAAAAGACAAACGGCCCCGAAGGGCCGTCTGCTTTTGCCACACCGAGAGTGCTTACCTCTGGCGGAGGGAACCCCGGCGGGCGAAACCGATTGCCAGCAGACCGAGGCCGAGCAGCGCGAGTGTGCCGGGTTCGGGGACCAGCAGTTGCGTGGTCAGGATCGTCTGCGAGCGGCCTACGAGCGTGGTTTCCTGCCCTTGCTGACCGTTCCATGCGGCGAGGGTGCCATCAGTACCCAAGCTCATGCTGAACGGGTTGGGAGCGTTGAATGCGCCGCTGGTGTTGAAGGCGAATGCGTCCGCAGGACCGACAGCAACGTCGCTGAACGAGGCCAACAGCAACCCCGGCAGATCATTCGGCGTATCGGCACCCTGACCGTTGGCGGCGTCACCGTAGTACGACAGGTCGATGTCGCTCCCGGCGGCATTCTGCCAAGTGCCGCTGCCCGATGCCGCATAGGAACTGACCGGCCCGAGAAATCCGGTGCCCCCGACGGCGACTTCATAGCCGATGTTGAACAGGTTGTGGTTGATGATCTGGAACGAGGACGTGTTGAGGAAGTTGTTCACGCCGATGGTGGCGAACTGGCTCGACCCCAGAATCTCGACGCCGTTGATGATCTGGTTGGTAATGCCGAGTTGGCCGACGAGCGGGTTGGTGTCACAGGCTTGCTGATCGGCGCAGAAGAACAGCACGCCGCCGAAATTGGCCGCGATCTGCAGCGTGGCGTACGCGGGCGCCGCGATCGCCAGAGCTGCGATGCCGAACAGTAGTTTCTTCATGGGTGATCCTCCGGTGATTGAACCGGAGCATAAGCAATTCGGGTGCCGGACGCACATCCCCAATAAAATCAACGGGGAGCGCGTCCGGGGCGGTGCGCGGTGTAAAGTTGGCCGTCAGCCTGGCTGATCCGGGGTCCAATCGGGGCGAAGGCGCGGTTCGACGTACGCCGGGTCGTTCGGGTCCTCGGTGTACTTGGACTTTTCCTTGTCCTTCTTCTTGTCCTCTTTGGTCTTGTCTGCGTCGTCGCCTTCCAGGTACGGCGGCAGATCATCCTCGGGCAGTTTCTTCGTGGTCATGGTCTTTCTCCTCATGGCGGGGTTGCACCGGGTACTACGACGGGCGGCACTACTACGACGGGCGGCACGATCGCCGGACGGTTGGCATCGCCGCCGCCCACGGCGACCTGACCGCTGTGATTATCCACCTCGGTGTTCGTGTTGATCGTTGTGGTCGTGTTGGTGATGACCGGCAGCGTGGACAGGTCGAGCGGCGGTTGCTTAAATTCGGTGATCGCGCCGTAGCCCGCAATCGCCGTTGCGCCTAGTGCGTTGTAGGACGCTATCGTGGTGCTTGCCTGGTTATTGCTCTGCGCCACGCCAAGTTTATAGCCGAACCACCCTTGCGCTATGGCGATCGTCGGCCCGGCGAAGATCGCCGCCCACTTGAGCGCGCGGTCCTCCTGCGACTCAGGGATGCGCGGCAACTGCACCGGCACCGGCTGCATGGCGACACCCTCGCGCCCGGACAGCGCCAGCGCCAGGATCGCGGTCTGCCGCGACACCAGATCGCCCTTGACCGCGATCTCCGCGATGGCGTTGTAGCGGGCTTCCTCCGCGCGAGCTTTGGCGACATCGACCTCGCGCTGCGATGCGATCGTCAGCCGGTAGCTCTCAAGCTGAATCGCGTAGTTCGGGTCCATCGTGGTCTGACACCCGGTGAGCATTACCAGCAACAGCAGCGCAGTCGTTCGCATATCTCGCCCTCTCACGGTTGACACACCAACAGCGGCCCCATCGGGTCCTGCACTGGCGGCGGGATGATCGTCTGGTAGCACACGATCAGTTGGCACCCGTTGACTCTGACATCCTGGGTCGACCCGAAGTTGGACGCCGGGCCGAAGGTCAAGAGCATACCCGTGGTGCCGGTTTTCAGGTCGGCGCCGGTCATAGTCACCGCGGTGAACGTCTTGGTCGTGGTCTGGTTCGTCCACTGGTCGATCAGCGGGACGGCGTGCGTCGATGAGAGTTGGGGGGCCGCGCCGTTCTTGATTATCGTGGCGAATATGTTCCCGAGCCCTACCTGCGCCCCCGACGTGTTGATGCGCTGCGACCAGTTCAGCGTCATCTTCGTGATCTTGGCCGTGTCCGGTATCGCCAGCGCGGCAGCGGGCAGCGGCACCAGGAACAACCCCTGCGAGCGATTGCTGTTCGGCGGTTGTTGTCCGTTCAGCGTACTCGTCGCACCCTGCGCCGCCAGGCTCGCATTGCCGGGGTTGACCCACGCAGTAGGCGTCCCGCCCACGCTGCCGAGCGTGCTGTTCGTGCCGCCTGACGGCAGGTTGGCGAGCGCCGTGCAGACTTCGGGATCGTAGGTGTTCCCGTTTTGCAGTGGGAAGTTGGCGGTCAGCCCACCGGCCCCCGAGGCGACGACGGTGTACGAGCCTTCCGTCGCGCTGGCGACCGGCACCGCCGACGTAGCGTAACCGTTGACATCGGTGTTGACGAGTTGCGTGGACGATCCCGTGAACGTACACGTTGCCGCGCTGCCCGGCGCGGTGAACGTGACCGCATAGTTCTGCACACCCGCACCGAGCCCGTTCGTTGCGCGGGCGACGAGGGGCAGCGCGAACGATGTTGATGGTTGCGTAAGCTGACCCGTCCCACTGATCGCGGTGAGCGCCGTGACGATGGTGGCGTCGACGTTGTTGAGCCCGCCCACGGTGAAGTTCGCCGTGAACTGATCGACACCCGCAACGAACGCGTTGCCGGTCATCGTGACCGCCCAATTCGACTGCACGCTGCCGCTGGCCTTCAAGGTGCCGAAGTTGGCGATGCCTTGCGAGTCAGTGACTACCGATTTCGTGACCGATGAATTCGACAACCATGTGCCGTACGCGACCCCCGGCGTGACACCCACCACCGTAGCACCCGCGTACGGTGATCCGTACTGGTCGAGAACCTTGACCTGTATCGAGTTGGGGAAGTTGGCATTGAGCGCCGCCGACTGATTGCTGCCGGATACGATCTGCCCCGACGTGGGCGTGGGCGGTGCGTTGTTCGCCAGGTTGGTAAGCCCGAACGACGCCACCACCGCGGGGAACCCGACCGGAGCAGCGGGCAGCGTCCACGCGCCCGGCGTCGAGTTGGCGTATAGCGCCACCGCCGTCGCCACGCCGCCGACGTCGGTGAATGAGCGGTACGGGTTGCCACCTTGAAACAGGCCGGATGCGCCGCTGCCAGGCGGGGGCCAGTTGATTTCGACGTTCGGCATCGGCTGCACGAACTGATCGAACACCCGCACCTTGAGCAGCGTGTTGAACTGCGTGGACACCGCCGCCTGCTGCCCGTCGCCCTGCTGCCTCGAGATGGTCGTCGGCACCTTCACCACGGGCACCGGGTCGTTGGTCATCTGGAACATCGTGAAGATCAGCGGCGACGATCCCGTAACGTCCGCCACGGGTTGCCATGTGCCCGTGGTCGCGTTGGCGAAAAAGAACGGTGACACGGCGCCACCGGACGAGTTCGTTACTGCGGTCGCCGTCTTGGGCCCGCCGACGCTGTTGAACCCGCCGGACGCGCCGGACGCGGGCAGCGTGAACGTGACGCTGATGCCAGGCATCGGGTTGCCGCCCTGGTCGCGCACGATGGCATACATCTGAGTGGCGAACTGCGTGCTGACTTGCGTGTTCTGATTGTTGCCCGCGCCTACACCGATCGACGTGGGTATGGGCACCGGATCGTTGTAGTAAATGTCCATGTACCCATTCCATGAGTACACAGAGATGTTCGCGGTGATGTTCGGGAAATTACAGTGATGCCCGAAGTAGATGCCGCTGGCGAAGTACGCGGGCGTGGCGAGCGCACCCAATCCCCACAGGTCGTTGCTCGCGCCGAACCCGCCGACCGATGAGTTGTTGGCGATGCTGCCCGACTTGAACGTGCCGACCGGCGAACCATTCTTGAAGATGCCGACGCTGTAGGTGCCGCCGGTCTGGTTGCCGCCCTGGCAACTTACCTCGAACCCGATGACGATGCCGGTGATGATCGAGCCGTCTGGAATCGACGCACCGCCACGCGCACCGTCGCCGTACGAGCGCAGCCAATTCATGTCCGCGCTGTTCGGATCGCGGATGCTGTAGGCACCCGCACCCGCTGCGGTCGCGCCCGCGCCCGCTACGTTTATCCACGGGTGTCCGCCTCCACCGTTCTCGTTGGAGGTCTGGTACGACGGAAACGACAGTCGAGCTACAGGCATCAGTAGACCGACGCGTTGCCGAGCCAGTTACCCGTCGCGGTCATCTCCAAGACAACGAGCGCGGCCTTGATCGTGCCCGCGTCGATGACCGGCGGCGTCGGCGTGGGGATCGGCCAGAAGGTAGTTGCGGGCCAACTGACCGTTCTGCCGGTTGTGGCGGTCATCATGATGCGGATGATCTGCCCCTGCACCCCGTTGGTGATCGTCAGCGTGACGTTGCCCGCCATGTTGGTCCAGATGTGATTCTGCGACAGCGCGGCGTCGATGTTGAACGCACCCGAGAGTGCATTGGTGACTAGCGCCGTGTTCTGGAAAACCGGGGCGATGACCTTCCCCGTCGCCGTCACTTGCGGGGCCGCGATGTTGCCGGTGAACGTGGACCCCGCGATGTTGGCCGGGGTGTAACTCAATGCCGTCGTGATGTCCGACGACAGCAACGTGACCGCGCCGGTGCGCGTGTTGAACGACGCCACGCCCGCCACGCTGCCCGCGATGGAGTCATCGACGTACTTTTTCGTCGCCGCCATCAGGTCGGTGGACGGCGCTTGCGATAGCGTCAGCGCACCGAGCATCGTGCCGCCGCTCAACTTGAGGAATTGCGTGTTCAGAATCGCCAAGTCGAGCGTGTTGGTAATCAGAATCCAGTTCGCGCCGTTGTAGACGAGCGCGTACGGACGCCCGGCGGTGATCTGGCCCGCGAACAGCGGGGTCGCGTCCGAGTTGAGGATCGGGTGCGCGGATCCGCCGTTCAGCGCCAGAGTGGACGGTCCGCCGTTGTTGACGGATGGGACGAACAGCAACGGCATCAACGTCGGGATCGCCACCGCGCCCGCGCCGATTCCGAACGGCGTGGTGCCGGTATACGTCACCCGCCCCGAGTCGTTCTGCACGTTGGACACGATGTTGAACACGAACCCCTGCACCTGGTCGGCGCGCGCGTACTGGTTCGCGGCGAGCGCGGGGCCGACGTTGGTGTGGCGGAACCCCGCCATCGGCAGGTTCGCAGTCGGCGGCGTCTGCCCGTCGGTGGCGATCGAGGTCGACAGTGCCGCGGCGATGTCGTCCAGGGTCGGGTTCGCCCACGCCGTCTGGATGATCGTGTTCGGCACCACCGGGTTCGACGGTGGGAGGATGAATTGGCCTGACCCGTTGCGTGGCATGTCTGTGTCCTATCTATTCGCGACGTTGATGCCCTGACCCTGCACACCTTGCTGTGTGAGCATACGCAGGATTCTGGCGAACTCCTGTTGGTGTTTGAGGTCGCCGGTCAGGAACCTCCCGCCGCCCTGCGTACTGAGCAGCAGCGTGGCGAGCAGCGGCGCGGCGCCGGCCACGCCTGTAGCGAGCGGGTTGTCCGCCGCCGCCTGTGCCCCCGCGCCCAGCCCACCGGCGCCCAGGAGCAGCAGCGACGTGTTCAGCGCCCGGTTGCCGCCACCCGTGACCTCGGGCATCCGCGACTCCATCGCGGACGCCACCCGGTCCACCACCTCGTTCTTCGTCGGCACGGCCCCCGCTTTTGTGCCGCTGCCGCCCTGCTGCACGTCGAGGCTCGCTTGCTTCTCCATAGCGCTGGGCTGCAGGTGTCCCTGCGGGGTGAGCCCGGCATCGGTCGCCTTGCGCGTTTTCTCCATCGCGGCCCACTTCTGCCGCCACTCATCGAACGGGTGTGGACCGTCGTACGGGACCGGGTTGCCCTTCGCGCTCATCTTCGTTTTTGGCATCGGGATCGTGTCCCGCAGCGCATCGTCCAGCGCGTTCTGGTACTCGGCATACTTCGCCGCCATCGTGACGTCACCATTCTGGAACGCACCGTGCGCGAGCTCACTTGCTGCCCGGCGGCGGTCCATCACCTCATTCGCCGTCAGCGTCTTGGGGCGCCCGGGGAGCGGCTTGCCGTTCGGCCCTAGGATTGTGGATGCCTTCGGGGTCGCATCCGCCAGGCCGCGCTCCAGGGGCTTCATGTTGCCGCCGGTCGCGCGCGCGTGCTCCGACACCTTATCGATGATGTCCTGCGTCGTCTGCGCGACCTTGTCCATCGGGACATCCGGCCCCGCGCGGAACACGTTCCCCTCGTTCACCAGCGTCCCCTTTATCGCGTCAACATCGGTGGGGATCAGCTGACTCATCTTCGTGCCGGTGGCGTCCGTCGCCAACTCGGTGAGCGCTTGCTTGTTCTTGATCGCCGCCTTGTTGACACCGCCGCCGAGGAGAACCACCTTCGACAGCGCATCGGTCATGTTCTTGATGCCCTCGTTGTCGGTGAGGTGCGATGCGAGCAGCGTCATCTTGTCGCCCACGGGCGAGTTCCTGATGTCGTCAATCTTGGACTGCGCGAACTTGGACGCCTTCGGCGCGAGTCCACCGAACACCTTACCGATGCCGCGGCCGGCGACGTCACCACCGGCGCCGAAGATGCCGCCCCACATGGCGCGATCCGCGTCGTCGGCACCGGCATCCTCGGTCGGCGCCATCGCGCTCTGCGCGGCCCCGGCTGCAGCATTGCCCCCGAGGGACGCCGCCACCTTCGCCGTCCTGGCGAGCGGTATCGCCTTCGGGATCATCGACACACCCTTCGCCACGCCCAGACCGGGCAGCATGTAGGGCAGGTTCTCACCAACGAAATTGCCCGCGGCACCGGCTACGGTGTCGGTGAGCGGCTTGTCGATCTTGTTCTTCTCCTCCTGCTGCTTGGCGACCTTTATTGCCTCAGAGTTCGCCTCGTTGCCCGTAATGAGGGAAGAGAGGCTATTCTGCCCGCCGGTTCCACCGAGCCATCCGCGCCGAGCTGCAAACCCCTTCGCCCCGAGGTACGCGTTCGTGAGCCCGCCCCCGATCCCGGCCAGACCCTGCTCGACCACGTTCATGTCGTCGGTCGGGTTGTAGTCGTCCACGCCCTTCACATACACGTTCTTCGCGTGCTTCGGCGCTGCTGGCGCAGCCGCGGGTGCTGCGTTAATCATCGACGCGAACGCCTTGGCGGACTCAACATCACCCGCCGCGTCGGCCTTCGTCATTGCATCAATGAGTTCGTCACGGGATGGCATGTCTACCCCTTAACTCCGTACGTCGCCATAGCCTTCTGTTGTTCCGGCGTGTACTGCTTCGCGGCGGCAGGTGGTTCAGCCCCTTCGTCCCTCTTGCTGCGGGTGTGCTTCACACGCGCCTCTGCCACCGTAATCGCTTTCGGGCTGTGAGCGCGCGCCATCTGCTCGCGGAAGTTGGCTTGCGCTTCCAGCTTGCGCGCCATTTGCTCACCCGAGGCAAACGGCATCTTCATAATGTCGGACGCTTGCTTTTGTTCGGACGTGGTGAACGACGCGCCATAGAGGCTATGCATTTCCGCCGCGATGTCGCGGGTGACGTTGGAGCGGAGTATCTGCTGCTCCGCCTTCATCCTTTCTGCCGGGTCCACGATGCCCGCGGTTGCGGCACTCACATACGCGCGGAAATTGTTGCCCCCGCTGTACGCGCCCTTGCCGGGATTCTGTTTCTCGTCCGCACGAATCGCGCCCGCCATGTCGCGACTGTCCGCCGCGGAAGTCAGCAGCTTGGTCGTGTCCAGAATCTCCTTGCGATCACCCTTCTCGATAATGGGATCAGCTTCGGTCTGGATATGCTCTTGCCCCGTGCGCGTGTTGATGAATTTTTTGCCGTCCCACGCCAGGAGGTCGCCCGCGATGTTGGTGTGCCCGCCCGAGACTGAGGCCTTGCCACCCTCGCCGTCGCCCTTACGGGACGCGACTGCTTGCGCGAGTATCCGCCGCGTTTCGTTGTTCTCGTCGGTCGTGTAGCGCTTGTCATCGCTGCGGCGTTTTTCGTCCAACTCCCGCTGCGCCCGATCAGCTTTGTCCTTCTCCCCACGGTAGCGCAATTCTTCAATACGCTGATTCTCCTGCGCGATGTGCGCGGCCCTGGTTTCCGCTATGGTCGCTTCTTCCTTGCGCGTCATCGGCGCGTCGGCATCGACACCCTTGGTGAAGTATTCCTTGCCCATTGCCAGCGAGGTCGGATCACCGAGCGCGAGCAGCTTCTCACCCTTGGTGCGGAAACTCTCCGCAGTCGGTAGCTTGGGCAGGATCGCGTCCGTTGCCAGCTTCGGCTTCATGCCGGGGCCGGCCATGTCGACCGGATTCACCCGCGGCAGCATGGGCGGCGGCTCCGCGCCCGGCGGCGGCATGCCCTCGGGCGGGGGCGGCGCGAGTGGGCTGGGCTGCGGTCCCTGCGGCCCGCCGAGCAGTTGCGCCAGCTGCTGCGTCGAGTCAGCCCCCGCACCCTTAAACTCGTTGTCGCGCGGGCCGACGTTGGGCATGCCCGTGGGGCCAAACGCTTGCGCCAGTGGCGGCGCGGCTTCCTGCGCGGCCGGCGGCGGGCCCGCGGGCACCGTGGCTTCCTGCTCGATCGGCATCGACGGCACGCCTGGCGCACTACCGTCCGGCGCACCCAGGATCTCCGCGCGCTGCTGCTTGATCGACTCCGACATCGCCTTGTCGGCCGCATCCGCCTTGTCGGCTTGCCACGCAGAGAGCCCGCCCCCAAGCGCCTTGGCGAGCGGGTGCAGCCAGGACATCTTCGCGCGCGGGTCGGTGGGCATCTCCGAGGGCGCGAACGCTTGCTGCTGCAGCATCTCAGCGAGCTTGCGCTGGCGCGCAATCGAGGCAGTCTGTGAGGCGAAGTCTAGAGGCATGATTACTCCGAGTGCGCGTCGATGATCGCGCGAGCGTGACGCAGTTCCCACACCACGGCGTTCAGATTCATCCGCACAATTTCCACTACCTTCCTGTGCAGCGTCGGGTGATGCTTCCGCATGTAGTCGAACTTGCCCACGGTGTCGAACAGGTAGCCGGAACAGTGCTGGCAGTCGAGCGACGTGTTGTTGTAGACGTAGTGCGGCGGCAACGCCACGTCATTGTCGCGCAAGTACCCCTTCACCATCTCGTCCGTCCACTCCTGCAGCGGGAACAGGTACTCGATGCCGTCCTCGACGTGCCCCGAGCGGATCGGAGACTTGAGCCTCTCGCTGTTGCGCTGCCCGCGAATCACCATTGTCGCGCCCAGCATCCGGGTCGCACGGTCCATCGGTGCCCAGATGTTCGCCTGGCAGCACCCGAGCGGCGCCTGTGCCTTGTGCGGGCGACCCTCGTAGATCGCCGCGCCGAACGGCGTGTCCCACGCGCTCAGTGCGTCGGACGGGTAGCCGTTCTCCGCGATCTGCAGCGGCTGGTCCGACTCCACTTCCTGGAAGTGCGGCACCAGCTGCTTGATCGCGTCCATCTGCAGCCGTGTCTCGGGGAACGCATCCCCGGTGTTGCACCACAGCACCGTGATGCGCTCCCACCACGGGCGCATGAGGTACAGCGTGGCAAGGGAGTCCTTGCCGCCGCTGAAGTGGAGCGCGACGATTTTGTGGTCTTTGAGCATCAGATCATCGCCGTGGCGCCCATCCCCGCAACGCTGCCGAGCGCGCTCATCATGCTGTTGCGCTCCGACGCTGCCGTGGCGTTCGCTGCCTGGTTCGCGGCGCCCGTCGCCTGTGCTGCACCGAAGATCGGCGCCGCCGTGGTGTTGCTGCCCTGCTGCTGACCGAAGGTGCCGCCCTGCACCTGCGTCCCGCTCAACATCGCGAGCAGTTCGTTCATCGGCATCTGGCGAATCTGCTGCATCTCGGAGAGCCCCTGCGCGCGTGTGGCGTTGCCGAGGTTGGCGTTGGTGAAGGCGTTGTTGATGTCCTGCTGCGCCGCCGTGTTGCGCTGGCCGAGCGCGTCCATCACCGCCTGGTTCTCCAGACCGAACTCGCCGGTGCGCTCGCCGTACTGCTGGCCGCGGTTGGCGAGCTGTTGCGCCTCGATCTGCGCGGCGGCATCCTGACCGGCCTTCTGCGCCTCGAACGTCGCCGCCGTGCGCGCGTCGTTCTGGCCCTGCAGCAAGTCGCTCATCTGCTGCCGCGAAGCGTCCGACGTGGTGACGCCGCCCATGTTGGCGATGCGCGCGCGCATCTGCTCCTGCTGCCGCTCCGCCACCGGATCGAAGCGCGACGAGAAGTTCTTGTAGGACTCGTCCATCATCTTCTGGCGCACCGCGGTGGGGTCGTTGAGCGACTGCAGACCCTCCAGGTTGATGTCGGTGTTCATCGTGGTGCCGCCCTTGATCCCGGCGCGGCCCATCTTCTCCGCGTCAACGTGCCCCGTGAGCGGGTCCAGGCTCGACGTGTCGAATGCCTTGCCGAGTGAGTTCTGCACCTGCTGCACGGTGCTGTCCCCGACGCCGAGCATCTGTGACATCAGCTTGCGCTGCTGGTCGAGGCGCGCCTGGTCCGCAGGATCGAACGTAGTCTTGGTCGTGTAGCCGGATGCGGAGTTGGGGTCCGCGACGGTCGAGGTCGTCTTGTACGGGTCCGACTGCGTGCCGAGTGTCCTGATCCAATCTTCCTTGGACGTGGCGGCGTTGGCGAGCCCCTGCTCTTTCGCAGCGGCGCCGTAGTCCGGTGTTGGTTGTGGTGCTGATTTGCCGCCCATTATTCATTTCCTCCGACACCACCCGAACCACCGGGACCATCCCCGCCGCCGGAACCCTGCGATTGTTGCAGGATTTGCATGTAGATTTGCTTGGCGATTTCCGGCGACACCATGTACTGCCGCGCGATCTGATTCACCCGATCCGTCGTCAGGCCGGGCGTTGCCGCCGATTCCGCTGGCGTCACCACGCCACCTGTGCCGGGCGGCGGCTGCGTAACGTCCGGCGTAACTGTGGGCGGCGGACCTGTCGCGCCGGTTGCTGCGGGCGGCGGCGCCGTGGTGCCTGTCGCGCCGGGAACCGGATACGCAGGACTGTTCCCGAGCGTCGGGTTCGCGCGCCGCCACGCCTCAAGTTCTTTTTCCTTGCCGACCGCATCCTGCCACTTGTCGCCCTGCGTCATCTTCGCCCACTGCTCGTAGACGCCCAAGCGCCGAGCCGCTTGCTCCTGATTGCTGCCCGAGTTGGTGAACATCTCCAACAGCCGGTCGGCGGTGCCGGTTGCAATTCCGGCGGCTTTCAACGAACGGTGAACATTCGCCATACCGTTCGGCCCCGCCGTCTTGGCAAGCTGTTGCATCGCGGCGAACGGATCGCTCGACCCCGACATTTTCTTGACGACCGACTGCCAATCCTTGTTCGTTCCCTCTGCAATTTCAGCGCCGCCCGTCCCGGCCATCATCTTCTTCATCCAATCGGGCGCGTTCGCTTGCGCGGCCTTCGCGGCTTGCTGCTGGTTATACATCTTCGCGTACCCGCCTGTCGGATCGGTCTGCGCGTTGAACCTGTTGGGTAACTGCGCGGCATAGTCGACCGGGCCGGTCGTGCCCGTGGCGCCCGGTGCTGTGGTGCCTGTAGCGCCCGCTACGCCGCTCTGCGCGCCCTGCTGCTGCCCACCGCCCGCGGGGTTGTTGAAGCCGCCCAGCGTGCCCGCGGGAGCGCCCGGCGTGCCGCCCTTGGCCGCTTTGCCCTGGCTGACCGCATCCCCGACGGTCAGGCTCGATCCCGACATGGGCGATCCCGTGCCCGCTGCCGCGGTGAACACGGGCGGCGGCGGCGGAACATACGATGTCGAGTATCCCGCCGGGGCCGTCGAGCCCGTGGCGCCGGCCAGCGCCGCCTGACTCTGCATCGTCCCTGCGGGCGTCGGCGCCATGTTGCCCTTCCCGCCCTGTCCCTTGCCGCCAGGCTGCGGTCCCGTGTACGCCGCGGGCGGCGTAGCGCCAGTGGCGCCGATGGGCGTGGCGACTGCGCCAGTGGCGCCGGTGGGCGCGTTGGGGTCAACGAGGCCCGTAGCGCCTGTGGGCGTCGTACTGAGCGGCGCGGTGCCGGTCGTGGAATTCCCCGGCGTAGCGCCGAGCGTGCCCGCACCGAGCCCCTGATCGTACTGGGGCGCAGCCGCAGCAGATGCCACACCGGCGTTGTAGACGCCGTTGGAGTTGTCGGTACTCGCGCCCGATCCGTAGTTCGGGTTCGGTGGGCTCTTGCCCTTGCCGCCGTTTGCCTGGTTGCCCATCAGTTTGCCTTTCGTGGCGCGCAGCCGCGCGGCGGTTTCAGCCAGCGGCAATCCTCGCGGAACATCGTGTAGACGCGCAGATCGCCGTCGGGGGCCGCATCCTTGAGCGTGGCCTCCAGCTTGAAGCCGATGTGTTCATCGAAGCGCCGAGCTGCATAGTTGGATTCCGGCACCAGGCCGGTGATGCGCTTCACCCTGCATTCCATGAACGGGTAGTGGAAAACGTACCAGAGGAACTCCCGCGTCATCCAGCGCGAGCCGGGGACCGCGGCGACGTGCATGTTGATGTTGGCGCCGTTGAATCCCTCGAACCAGACGCACGCGATGATCTCCACCCGGCCCGTGTCCTCGTCCACCTCGATCAGCCCGACGCAGCGACCGACCGCGAACGCCCCGTGCGAGTCGCACATGCGCTCCATGAACGGCCCCATCACCTCCTCGCAGTTGGTAACGATCTGCCTCACAGGACCGCCCCTTCCTCGACCAGCAGATCGGTGGACACCCAGATGTACCCGAATGACGTGGATGTCTTGAGGAACGTCGCGGCGCAGAACCCGATCTCGCCCACGCCCACCCAGCGCTTGAAGATGGTCGACGCGGCACCCCACACGTCCTGATCCCAGATTGCCTGGTCCCACTTGGCGGCGATCGTTGACGCGTTGGCCGGCGGGATCGGCGGGGAGTCGTCCTCGATCTTGAAGTCGACGTTCACCGTGAGCCGGAACTGCGGTTCGATCGGCGCTTGCATCGTGGCCCGAGCCATCGTGATGTGCTTCTGCTGCGCCCCGCGCCCGAGGTAGGCGAACGCGCACAGCGCTTGCGCCGGGATGGCGCCGCCGGTGTCGAGCGCGAAGTCGTAGTTGTCGAGGGTGCCGAACCACGCATGGCCGACGATGCCGTTGGGCGTGCCGAAGAACAGTTCGTTCTTGTGGACTGCCCAGCTGACGCCGTTGTAGTTCTCGAACTCGCACCACGCGCCGGTGACGGTGTTCATCACATACTGGCGGTACACCATCACGCCCGCCGCGACACTGGTGGGGATGTTCAGATAAAGCTGATTGGCGCGATTGCTCACCACCGGCTCCCACCCGTAGAGCGTGGAGAACGTGCCTACGTCCTCACTCAGCTTCAACTGGATCAGATCGGTGAGCGGGGTCGGGTTGAGGATCTTCGACTGCGCCAGGATGGACGTGAGCGGCAGCACGCCGTCCTCGCAGAAGATGAGCAGGTCCGAACCGAACTTCGTGGCGCAGCGCCGCCCGAGTGTCGAGCCGATGCGGTACACGCCGTCCAACGTGAAGTCGGTCGCCACTGTCGGGTCGAAGCCTGTATATACAGCGATGTCGCCCTTGGACGAGATCAGCACCACATGATCGTCCGAGCCCGCGGCCGCGTCGACCGTCCATGACTTCACGCACTGCAGGAATCCGCCGCGCGAGAATAGCTCGCCCGCGTCGAACATCGCCAGTGTCCCCGCCACCTGGTCGACCGGCAGATACCACGCGCGGGTGCTGTTGATCTCGGTGAACCACAGGCGCCGATGCACCAGGTGAACGTGGATCATCTTGTTGATGGTAGTGCCGGCCGGCGGGCTCGCGGGCAGCACTAGCGCCAGGTTCGACCAGGTGGTGCCGTTGTAGATGATCGGCGGGTCCACGCCGTTCACCGCGACGAGGAAACTGCCCTGCACGTTCGTGAGCTGCGTGTACTGCCAGCGGCTGTTCGACAGTCCGGTGACGCCGGTAGCCACCGGCGCCGCGGCTTGCGTGGTGACATCCCAGATGGTGCCGCCCGCGATGGCGAACAGCTTCTCCGTGCCGAGATGATCGGCGTAGTTCATCAGCGTTTCGATCGCCGCCGGTGCGGCCAGCACCGCGTGCCGCGCCCACCCGAGGCGCAGCTGGGCGCCGTAGCGCTGCGGGAAGATGTTCTTGAGCGTGACGGCCTGGTCTGGCGACATCGCCATCAGCGAGTCGCGCGCGTTCAGTCCTCCCGTGGGGGCCGGGATGGAGGTGAGGTTGCTCACCTTCTGCGCGGGACGCGCGAGGACTGACGCTTTTGCCATTATCGGAATCGCAGGATCGGGAATGCCGCCCACTGACCCGTGAGCAGACCGATGATGTAGATGACCGCGAACACCGCGACGAGAACGCGCGCCACCTTGTCGAACGGTGCGGGCAGGGCGATGTAGCCGATCAGCCACCACAGCAGATAGCAGATCAGTCCGACGATGACCAGACTGAGCAGAATTCCAGCGAGTCCTTCCATGCGACCTCCTACCTGTTCGTGAAGTACCCGACCACTACGGCAACGATCGCCGCGATGGTTCCCTTCAACACCAACGAGATGAGCCGCACCTTCGCCTCAAGCACGGCGATGCGCTCCATTGCGCTGCGTGGTTTAGTCTCCACATCAGCCGGGCCAATTCCCATCGGGAATATTGTAAATCGTGATAAGCGGAAACTGCGGCGCACGCGCCAGCGAGAGGATCGGCCCGCCCTGATCCTGCGCGATCGCGTCGTCCAGGTTGCTCTGCCACTCCGCGGCGAACGAAGTGGTATCGAATCCCTTCGCACCGTAGAAGCGGAACTTGATCCCCGAGATCATCAGCCGATCCTCGAAAATGCAGGAGTCGGTGTCCTTCGTTGCCTTCGTTTTGCGTACCAGCGGCGGGAGCGCGATCGAGTCGCCGTCGATCACCCAGCCCTTGCTGACGTAGTAGTACGAGAGCGTGAGCGGCAGCGGCAAGCCACCGCCGGTCGTGTTCGCACCCGGCACCGGCCAGATTTCGATCGTGCTGCCGACCAGGCGGAAGCGCTCGCGCGGCCCCGTCGAGAGGATGCCCGACTTGAGGTATTGCCACTGCTGCGGCGTTTCCGGCCCGATCATGGGCCAGCGGTTGGTCTGGTCCCACTCCGTCTGCGACAGCGGGCGCGCGAAGTCCGGCGGCAGCGGATACGCCGCCTGGCCGTCGACGCAGTTGATCGTCGCCTCTCCGAACAGTTCGCGCCAGAAGCGGCGCTTCACCAGCATCTCGCCGGTCGCGTTGTAGAGCGCGAACAGCTGCTGCGGGATCAGTTCGGGATTGGCCGCGACCGATGTCGGCGCTTGCAGCGACATCTCCGCGCACGCGGTACGGATGACATCAAGGACGGTGCTATTCATTCTTTTTCGCAGCCTCCATGTCCTCGAAGCGTTTGTTCACCTTCCGCAACTCGTCCTGCAGGTAGGTGATCTGGCCCTGCAGGTTCGCGTTCTCCGCCGACAGCTTCTCGGTCAATGCCGAGTCCTTCGCCGCCGCGAGGTAGGTGATCGCTTTGCGCTTCAAGTCCTGGAAGCCCATGATGCGCGAGCCGTACACGTCCGCCAGATCTGCGATCTGCTCGACGGTGGTGATGTTGAGGTAGATGAGTTCATCCGCCTGTGCGCGGGTGATCGCGGGCCACTCGGTGAGCGGCGTGCCCTCAATCGTCTGCGTCACGTTGTGCTGGAACTGCGACCACAGCCGCGCGAACCGGCGCTTCACCTTCTCGTCCACCGTCGTGTTGACCACGGTGTTGCGATCCCCCGGCACCAGGATCTTCACGAATGGCACCGAGTCGAAGATCGGACGCCCGGCCTCGACAGTCTTTTCCTCGTTCTTCATGGAGCCCATATAAAACTGGACGTACAGAAGCTCGTCGCCGGGGGCCAGCGGGGGGAAGTTCTCTTGCGGCTGCATCAGTCCTTGCATGTGTGTCCTCGTCAGGTTAGCGAACGGTGATCGATGTTGCGGTTACGGTGATGTAGTTGAGCGTGGGCGATGCGTTGCCCACCAGCGAACGGATGCGGACATCATAGATCGACGCCGATGAGTTGTTGGTGACGATGCCGCCGAAGGTGACGGACACCGGATTGCCCGCGCCCGCACCCTCGCCGGCGGTTGCTTGCCTGATGTAGCCGGTCGCCACGCCATTGACGTACAGCTCGAGCTCCACCGCGTCGTTCGCGGCGAGCTCCAGCGTGGCCTGTACGTCGACCTTCGCGGCGTTGGGGAACTCGGGCCAGGTCAGCGTGCCCAGCAGCGGCGCGAACGTCCACGGCGCCTGTGCCGCGCCGATGCCGTTGTAGTCGGAGATGACCACCGGCGCCGCACCGACCACGCCGAGCGGCAGTGGCATTTGCCGGGAGAATATGGCGAACGATGGGCCGACCGACTCGATCAGGTCGTTGAAGAACGCGCGGATGATCGCCGGCGTGATCTGCCCCGAGTTGTTGTCGGGGAAGTTGGCTTGCACTTCCGCCAGTAGCTCCGCGATCGTTTTACGCGCCATTGTCGAACCCATCCGAGAATCCATCACTGAATGCGCCGAGTAGCACGCCCGCCTCAATGCACAGCGCCCCGTCAATCGTGACCGGCCAACCATGCACATGATTGGCGATCGGCCCGCCCGCCGAGATGGCGATCGCACCCGCCTGTGACACGCGCAGCCCATTGACGTAGAGCGCCTCGCCGCCTGGCAGCGACTGCACGATCTCCATCTGCCCGAGCGCGTTGTAGCGAATCCCGCACACCCACGAAAACGGCGCGGGCGTGGCGCTGTCGTCCACCTGCAGGTTGTTGTTGGCGTCGTACAGGCGCCCCGCCAGTTGCACCTTCGGGTTCGGTATCGCCACGTTCAAGTCGATCCTGGCTCGACCTGTCGCGGGGTTGATTTCCAATCCGTTGATGAATGGCATTACCACACCCTCCAAGTCAGAACGGGGTCCACCCACTCCGTCAGACGGCCCCACAGACGGCGTGCAGCGATCTTAACCCCTTGCCACCAGTTTTGGATGGACTGCGCCTCTGGTTCCGGTTCCGGCGGGATGAGCGCCGGTGTCGCCACGTCATGCGGCCACGGGATCGGCACGATGATGTTCGGGTCGTACTCGATGACCACGGGCGGCGGCGGCGTTGGCGGCGGCGCGGATTGCGTCGTGATCCCCGACTGACACACCTTGCCTATGGCCGTCACCGGCCAACCGTGCGTGTGGTTGGCTACCGGCGCGAGCGGGTCGATCAGCAGCGCCCCGATGTCGGAGAACGCCAAACCGTTGTTGTACGACGTGGGTGCCGCAACCGGGTCCACGCATAGCTGTCCATCCTCGTTGAACGGCAGTCCGTTGGCGAACACCACCGGCACCGCGCTCGCCTGTGCCACGACGACGGCGGCGTTGAAAAGCACGAACATATCCACGAAGTAGGTGTACCCGCCCGCGTTGCCTGTGGGCATACCGCCGACAGTCCCGCCCGCCGGTCCGTAGAAGCCCGACAGATAGGTCGCGTGCGCCGGGTTCACCACGGCGTACCCTGTGGCGTAACCGATGCCGGAATTCTCGTCGTAGCAGAGTACAACCTCCTGCCCCGCGCTCAAGGGGAACGGCGTCGGCAGATCCACGCTGACCCAACCATCCACGCCGAACAGATCGTTGGGGATGCCGGGACTCTGAAAGAGCAGTACGCCCGATGGGTAGTCGTACAGGAGCATGGTGCGGTGTTCGATTGCCGAACTGGGGTGCCGGTAGAAACGCACGGTCCTGACACTCCCACTCACTACCATGTGCCACGCCATCCCAAACCGATTCAACCCGTTGGCAATATTCGGGGGCGGCGTGGGGAATGCGTTGATGTTCTCAGGCGCAGGTGGGTCGGCAGGGTACTCCATGATTACGTCGGCGTAGTAGGCATACCCAACCTGATTGCCGTCGGGCTTCGCGGGAACTTGATAAGTGCCATAGCGCCCGCTGACGTAGATGGCGTGCAGCGGGTTCGTCACAGTCGGGCCGGGAGGATCGACGCGACCGTAGTACGATGTTTCATCGAAGCACGCAACGACGGTTTGGTTGTACGCAAGCGGAACGGGTGCCGCGAAGTTTGCTTGACACCACTCCGATACCGCCGGTTGCTCAACGATGTTGGCCGTGCCGAGCAGGGCACCCGTGGTGTCGTCGTACAGGTAAAGCGGGCGTCCCGTGCTGGCGTTGCCCGCGACGTGCCACATCCGCATCCCAATGGCCGACCCTGCGGTCTTGATCTGGTAGACCGTACCCAAGCGATACGTCCCAGAGAAGTTGGCGGGCGGCGGTGTCGGTGCCGCGAAGATGGCCTCGACCACCACAGGCGGCGGTGCAGCCGCAGACACTGCGCGAATCGCCCTCGACGCGGCGTCGTAACGCAGCGCCCCGAGGTACGCATCGCCGGGCGCAACGTCGGGCGACATCAGCACGCGCCCGGTTGCGTCCGCGACCTCCGCGAAGTTGATGAACGGCACCACTCACCTTTGAAAAAAAGGCGCAGCGTTTGACCGCCGCGCCTTGGGAGTCCCAGACAGGGGGATTGGCTACGGCGTGAGAACCACCGTCGAAGTCAGGAATGCGTAGTCGCCCGTGACGAGCGCCTGGCCGGTGCCGTTCGTGAACGTGTTTCCCGCCGCCGCGGCGACGGTGACACCGTTCGTGATACCGGCGGTCGCACCGATGGCGATGCCCGTCGCACCGACGCGGCAGAACACCGCGACTTTGCCCGGTTCGGCCCACACGATCGTGCCGAGCGCGAACGGCGCGG